AATTAGTTTGATCTATTATATATATATATATATATATATATATTAACCATTTATTTTTATATCAATGAATCAAAATCATTATTGCTAAATAAAATATATCCGTTGTTGATTGATTGATCACTTTTTCCGTATATATTATCATAAAAATATAACATAACCATCAATATTATTACGAATATCAATATACATACATTGTTTATCTTTGATAAACAACATCTTCCATAATTAATATTTGATTTATTTGTTGTATCTGATAACATCTATATAATATTATTTATTATATAATAATTTACAATATAATAAAAAATCAATTATTTAGAATAATATATATAAGACAATAATATATATATTATGGATAATATTATAGATATGGCCGCAGTAGAAAATAATAACAACAATAATGATTTAGTTTTAAACAATTTTAGTTTCAATTTGAATGAACTACATACGAATTTGATTCTTATTTCAAAAATTGCAGCAGGAAATAAACTAATTATTAAAGATAATTTATTAAATATAGATGTATCAACATTACCATCATTAACAAGATGGTATAATTCAGTAAATCGAAATAAATGTATTGAATTTATACAAATCGTAATGAAACAAACATATAGTAAAATAGATGAGATAGTGAAGGATCCGAATTATAATGCATCAATGAGTGAGGATAGAAATATTGCTATACAACGGTTTCAAACTGAGTTAAAGAATTCAATTGAGGGTTTATTAAATTTGAAAGTTACATATAATAAAGATCTATTAACAGTATCTTCAATAGATGTTATTATTGATGACATACAAAATAGAATAACATATATAGATGGTTTATTAAAAATATCAAAAACATTTGGACCTGTAAAAGACAGACAATAATAAAAAAAAATATAATATATATAATATGAAAAAATCAAAATCAAAAGAAAATTTATTAGATATAGAAAAAAAATATAAATCAAAAGATAATATTATTTTTAGACATATGGTTAATAAAAATTATTTTAAACCATTACCAAATCCAATAGTAGACCAATTTTTATTAGAATTAAATTTCTATGGTTTAATAAGCGATAATGATATTAAAGAGATAGTAGAGGAAAAGTTATTAGATATAGATGATTAGATAATTTTAGATCTCATATAATAATATGTATCATCGTGTAATATAAATTCTTTTATTTTTTTGAATCCATTATTTTCATAACATTTTAATGCTGGTATATTATTGTGTTTAACAAATAGTTCATATTTTTTAAGATATTTTTTAGTTGAATCAATAATAAATTTGAGTGTGTTTTGACATATTTTTCGATTTCTATATTCTGGATTAGTATATATTAAATTAAAATATCCTAATTTTTTTTTTAGATTATAGAAAAATCGACAAGTACTCACAATATCATTTTTTTTATATATTATAAAAAATTTGGTGACATCATCTATTCTATCATTGATATATTCTTTAATTAAATCAAAAATTTGGAAATTTTCATTACCTCTATAAAGTCTGATTGTATTTTCAAGAGATGTTATAAATTGTTTATCGTTTCTAATTAGATCAATTAAACCAGTTATGTCAAATATTTTATATTTATATTTTACATTATTGATTGTGATTGAACCATTCTTGTTTTTTATAATATCCATAATAATAGATATTATAAAAATATCCAAAATCAAAACATAAGATAAAAGTCTTGCTGATATAAAATATAAGTCTTGTGCTAAAATTCAAAATATAAGATAAAAGTCCTGCTGATATAAAATATAAGTCTTGTGCTAAAATTCAAAATATTAGATAAAAGTCTTGAGCACCGCACAGACTTATTATCTTAGTATAAATACGTAACGCGTATTTATACTAAGATGTATAAGAACTATAATCGGTTATCGTCAGATTAGAATGAGCATTTGTTTAAGATTAAAAAAATTAAATAATAATATTGAGTATATGTTTATTCTAATGCGAAAAAATAAAATAATTTAATATTATATATATATATATATGCTGATGAATAATTTAATTGATTTTTCATTATTAAATGCAAAAGAAGGCAAATCAGGTAGCTCTGTTTTTCAGCCTTTGTATTTTCAATATGGAGGTGATAAAAATTATTATTATATAAACGATGATGGTTCGATAGGTAAACAACTAAGAGGACCTATATATATTGAGTTGATTAAAAATAAAAAAGGAAGTGCGAATATAAAAGGGACCAATTATACACTTACAAAAATAATGAAAAAACCCCCGCATTATAAAAGCTATGAGTGCGAATTATTTAAATTGGAGTATGGAAACAAAACAGACACATTGATTTTAATTGATGAGGGTTTAATTATTGAATTTAACAAAAAAATAAAGGAATTAAAAGCACAATCTGCACAATCTGCACAATCTGCACAATCTGCACAATCTGCACAATCTGCACAATCAAATTGGGTAGAAACGATTGTAAAACAATTACACCCCAAAGAAGTATTTGCTGCAAAAAAACATTTTGTGATTGAAGAAGAAATAGAAAATTCGATAAAAACATTAAAGAGCCAAAAATTAGAAATAACGGACGCACATATATCAGAAGAATCAGGAAAAATTGTAAAAAAGGAAATAGATTCAGATAATGGGAAAGATGAAATAATGACATCTATGAAATTTACAGAACGTTTGACACAAATTGATGAAAAATCATTATCCAATATAAGGGGCGAGATACCTGGTATAATTTTTAATAAAGAGGCATTAGAATCGGGATTTAAATATGAATATATAGAAAAATTTCTAGATATGCGTTTTAAAAAAATAAGTGAAAATGCTAATAAATCGAAAAATATAATAGAGAGTTTAATAGGTTTAAGATTAAAAACCCCAAAAACGATACTACCCAAAAAACCCGATAAAGAAATAAAAGCTTTATTAAATCCCCATATAATAGTGCCTGAAAATCCATTATCACTGAAGGAAATTAAATATACTGATGAACAACAAAATGAAATGTTGGATCGTTTCCAAATTAACGATGAATTTAATAAATTAAGAATAAAGTACTATATTTTAGATGGAAATCATACTTTTATTGATGTATATCTATCATTATATTTTTTTATTCAAGATGAAAATATAACTATTGATAGTGTCAAGCAAAAAATAAAAAGTTTTAAACCCCCACTCCCCAAGTTGCCGGAACCATCTGACCCCAAGTTGCCGGAACCATCTGACCCCAAGTTGCCGGAACCAACTGATATGGAATCATATAAAATTGAAGACAAACAAAATATTATAAACTATATGACGGTCCACATAATAAAAAAGGATCATCATAAAAAAATATTGTCAATTATTAATTTAATTTTTAGTAATCAACTTCTAAAAAATCATATTGAAAATGCAATCAAACTTATTATTTATATATTTAGTATCAATTTATTTTATGAACAGTTCTTTGGATTACCGGATGAGGATATAATTAGGTATTTAACTAATTTTTGTGTGTCTCGAGATAAAGAAGTGTTAGATGTATTGCAACCACCATTAGGATACAATATATATTATAATTTTCCGTTAACGATGTATACAACTGATGAACAAAAATATTATTTAGAAAAATATAGGCATGGACTTGTTCCATCTAGAGCTTTACGTTTTATACGCAAATTATTATCGTCCCCAAATAATAATTCTACGCAAATGTGTTCAATTAATTATATCATAGGTTTGAAATATACAAATAATATAATTTATGATAATTATGAACAACTTGTTTTTGATACAGTAATACTATTTCAAAAAAGACATAAAATATATGAAGATTCACACAATAATATCGAAGAATTGTTCAAAATTTTTTTTGGTATTTATTATAAAAAACGCGATATGAGTTTGGCTGATTCCAAAATATTATTACTATTAGATACTATTTATTCAAAAATCAAAAATATTAGTTATGTGAAAAAAATATTTGTAATTTTTTTGTTGTGTGCCAGTATCAATTTTTTTCATTTATTAAATAATTTTTTAATGATTGTATTGGTTGGGAGTGATGAATATATGGAACAAAAAATATTGTCTGAAACTGAAGAATATATTTATGAACAATTGCGAAAAATAGATGAGAGTGCAGTATCAAGTTATCGACAGCTGTTTCCTAATATAAGTCCATTAAGTATGCATGTGAATGGCTTGATAGATAAATATTTTCAAGCTAAAGAAACTGAAAAAAAGGCCGAAGAATTAAAAAAACAGAAACGAGCAGAAACAAAAAAAGCAAGAAAAAAAGCAAAACAAGAACAGCGAGAAGCAGAAGAAACAAAAACACAATTAGAAAAAGCAATAAAAATACAAGATGAATTATTGGCCCAAAAAACAGAAACAGACCAATATATGAAATCACTAACCCCTCAATTATCTGGTTTAGAATTAGATCAACAATTAAGATTAATAGCAAGATCGATTCAAGCTGTTGGTGAACAATATTTAAAAAATAATTTATTTGAAAAATATTTAAATTTAGCTTTTGACTATTTTACTCAAAAATCAGAAGAGATTAATAAATTGATGGATCCTTTTGGTAATGCAAATAGATCTATATCAGAAAACAGAGATATTGCTCAATTAAGTAAATTACTTGAATCATGTAATACAAATTTTATGTCTATGAAACCAATAATTTCTAATATGAAGGAAATTTACGAAACAGTTCGAGATTTTGATGATGAAAACCCAGAATATGAAGAACAAAATGAGGAGCTGATCAACGGTGTTTTTGAAAAGTATAAGGAGGTTACGAAATATAAAGAAAAGGCCGCTCATATAAAAAATAGATTAATAGATCATATAAAGGATTTAAAACAACAAGAATCACAAAGAGAAACAACAGAAGCTAAACAAAAAAGAAAGAAAGCTGCAGAAGAATTGGAAAGGAAATTAAAAGGTAATAACTTAAAATATGGATATATAAATGGAGAAATATTAATTTCTGAATTATCTGATGATGGTGCTTATAAATTATTGCCGACAAAAAATATTGATATAATAATTGATTATGATATGGAAGATGAAATATTTCCTAATATAAAACGATATGGACGTGCAATTGAATCATTGAACTCTATGGATACAACATATTATAAATTTGCTAGTGTTATCAATGTATTTTTCAGGCACAAAATAGAAATTTTATATAAATTATTAATGAACCTTAATCAACATTTTAAACAACCTCAATATAAATTTAAAATAAATGTCGTCTTAGAACGACATATTTATGATTTTAGATATGAGAAAGCATTTATATTTTTAACCTGTCAATATAGAGACAAAATTATTAATCTTGGACATATATCAATATTTAATAAAACAGGAGTAGCACAACCTGCTACCGCTGCTACTGCTACTGCTGCTACTGCTGTTCCGGCTGTTGTACAACAACACGAACCAAATATACATTACTCAGTTGCAGGTTTTGGTGAAAGACGTGAAAATAGACAGGACAATCTCCCAGCATACAGATTATGTTTAAACAAGTTTAGTGATCAACCAATCATCGTAGATTGTGAACAACGTAGATTTCGACAAATTCCATTTCAAGAAGTTATAATTGATATACAATCAATAATTGGTAGAGACCAAACTATGCAAATACAAAATGATAAATCTTTATCACGTATTGTTATTGAATTTTTCATAACTGAATTTTTTAGATTAATCAGAGAAAAAATATCGCAATATACCGGACCAACAGCACAGTCATCCGCATCACCCGCATTAACAACAGCAACAGCATTGCCAGCAAGAGCATCAAGAGCATCACCAACACCAGAAGAAATATCACAATTCGCATCACAATTCGCATCACAATTCGCATCACCCGCATTAACAACAAGAGCATCAAGAGCATCACCAACACCAGAAGAAATATCACAATTCGCATCACAATTCGCATCACCCGCATTAACAACAAGAGCATCAAGAGCATCACCAATACCAGAAGAAATATCACAATTCGCATCACAAATCGCATCACCATTCGCATCACCCGCATTAACAACAAGAGCATCGCAACGTCAAGGATCAGTATTATCATCCACAGCAGTAGCACGGCCACGTCAACCACCAAGTGATTTAAAAATTGGAGATAAGGCTCTATTATTAGGAACCGACAGACATGTACCCAACCAAATTGTGACTATCCTAGAAATAAAACCTAACTCAGATGGATCTTTTAGTTATTATGTTGCTGATGATGTCGCTATAAGAAGAGATCCAATTGCGGAGAGAGATTTACAAAAAATAACTGAACCATCATCAGCACCAGGTGGTTATTATTTTGATACATTTATTCATCATTGTTATTAAAATACAGTTTCTTAAATTATAGACATTCATAGACAATAATATATATTTAGCGTCTTTAGACGCTAAATGTCTATATTTATCTATGAAATTTTTAACAGTTAGAATCAAAATATCTAAATTATTATATATAAATATTGTGGTAATTAAATTAAAAATTATGATGGTAATTGTTGTAGATTTTTATTAAATATAATAAATTCATAGAGTTCAGGTAATCAGTTCTTATTAAAAAATTGATAAATTAAATATTAGAATAATTTAAAAAAACGTTAATATATTAATAATATATGGCTGCTGCAAATGACCAAACAATATTTCCAAATCTTCAACAATTAATTCCCAATATTAATAACGACTATCAAAGAGCAATTTTAAATAAACTATTAACGAGAGCCGAAGAAGATAAAATCTATTTATCAGGATATGAGGCAAATATAGATCCAAAAAAGAAGGATGTGATAGGGACTATTAAAGTATGGGGTTCATTAAAGAAAGGTGTTAGAGAAGCATATGATGTTAAGATTTACAAGAATAATCCAGAGAAGGGATCATTATATTGTTCATGTGCGGACTGTAAATTTAACGGAGTAAAGAAAAGTTCAAGTTGCAAACACATATCATTTGTAATAGTTAGAATTTTAAAATTGTTAGATGTTAATTATTTTTCTACAAAACAATTAAATGAATCACAAATAGCCCAACTAATTGCGAAATTAACAACTGATACAGTTCTTAAAGATATTGAATTAACAAAAATATCAAGATCAATTACATTATCAGATTATAAAACATTTACAAAGGATAATACAGGTCTAGATTGTGCAATATGTTGTATATCTTTAGAAGAAGACAGAAACGAAAATAATGTGGCGTGCCTTAATTGTAAAAATGAGATACATTTAGATTGTATCAGTGTATGGCTCGAAAAACCCTCAAATACTTGTATATTTTGTAGATCAGATAGTTGGAAATACTTAAATAGAGTAAAAGATGGTCAAACCATAAATTTGTTGTAAAATAATAACAAAACATATACAATATTATTTTTTTATATGAGATATTATTTAAAAAACCCATACATATATATTATATATATATATATATGAGTCAAGATATTGTTACAAAAATGGATCAAAAAATATTAGCTTATTATTTTCCTCAATATCATAGTATTCCAGAAAATGATTTAGTATTTGGAAAAGATTTTAATGATTGGAAAATATTTACAAATAATGATAATTTATTACCTAGATGTAAAAAACCATTGGATCCACCGAATGGTCTTGGTTATTATGATCCAACATTAATAGATATAAGAAGGGAACAAGCGTTATTAGCGAGAAAATATGGGATAGATGGTTTTATATATTATCATTATTGGTTAGAGAACCATGTAGTAATGAATAAAGTGTTAGATAAAATAATAGAAGATAATGAACCGGATATTCCATTTTGTATATGTTTTGCGAATGAATCCTGGAGACATGTATATAATACGCCTACAATAAAAGAACGTACAATGTTTCATAAAGATGGTAGTACATTTAGACAATTATATGATAATCCAACAGATCATGCATTATATTTAAGTAAATTATTTAAACATCCAAATTATATAAGAATAAATAATAAACCAGTATTATTTATATACATAATGGATATAGATGGAATGGCATATATGAACAAAATATGTAATGAATTGAGAAAATACAATATTGATGATATATATTTAGTTGCATGTGCGAGTACACATTGTACTCGTATTTTTGATAATATATTAAAATTAGAACGTGCACCAGATGCATATTCGCCATTTACAGCTCATTGGGGAAACATAAATTTACCAAAAATATTATCAGATTTACCGTGTGTATATGGTGAATTAATTGGATGGGATACTGTTCCAAGACATGGGAAAACATATCGTTTAATAGATCATAAACCGAACGAAATAGTTAAAAATATATGTAATAAATTATTATCAATGAAAAACGATGATAAGTCTCCACAAATTTGCGCAATATTTGCCTGGAATGAATGGGGAGAGGGTGGAGTTATTGAGCCAAATAATATTTATGGTGAAAATATTGGATATGCCATTGCTAAAGCAAGAGAAATAGTAAATATGTTACAATCAGATGATAAATTAATAAACACAAAATTTGAGTATGGTGCTGATAACAATTTTAAAGATATTACTAATATGGTTCATTTAAAATGCATCGACCAAACAGATACCAATATAATTAATAATGATTTATCGAAAAAATGGGTTATATATATACCAAAACATGATTATAATCGTGATAAATTATTTGGAGATCATTTGCCTTATGTTCATAAAGTTATCAAAGTGTCTTATAATAATATTATTTCTACTTATGATGAAACACAAGAAATAATATTACCAATTATAAATTAAAATATGATGCTTTTATTGATTAATAAATTTACAAATAGAATTATATGTTTTTAATTTAATTTCTTTACCAGATTCAGCATCTTTAATTTCACTATATGGAAGATTTAATTTAGCAGCGAGAGTTTTTTGATCAAATTTATTAGTTGCTCTAAGACTAATTAATTTATTGATTTGTTCCTTGTCTAAATTTTTATTAAGTTTAGTATAGACTTCGCCAGTTAATGGATCAATTAACTTCTTTCCAATATTACCACCTTGAGCTTTATTATATTCAACTACTTTATTTTTTTCAACATTTTTTTTTCTAAGAACCATTACATCATCTGAATTCATATGTATATACAATCATATTATATAATAATTTCTTAATATATAAAAAAATCAATTTTTTATATATTATAATAATAATTGTATAAAAGAAAAAATATGGGAAATTATTAAATATTTAAGTATACATTGAGAAAGAGGATCGTTCATCTTCATCTTTGATATTTTTAACTTTTTTATAGAGTTGAAACCCTTCATTAACATCATCGATAGTGATATGTTTTCTTTTATCAGGTTTCTTACCAAAGATACGTAACCCATGATTAATTTTAACATTAAATAATAGTTCTTCAATAGAGCCACCATATGATGGGAAAGCTTTAATGTTATTTTTAAAGAATTCAGTTAATTTATCATTTTGTTCTTCCAAAAATGTCCATTTATCGTCTTTAATTTTTTTGATAAATATTTTAGATAGTTCAATATAATTATATTTATCAATATTATATCTAAAAGGGAAACGTCGATTTAATCCTTTATTAAGACCGAAGAATCTTTTTTCAAGGTCTTCTTCATATCCAGCAATAATGAGGATAAAATTAGGATTTTCGGATAAGTTTTGATTAATAGTATCAATAGCTTCATATCCATAACTATCACCTTTGTCAGATTTATTACCACCGCCAGATAAAGAATATGCTTCGTCAAGAAACATAATAGATCCAGTTTTCAAACAATTATTAATTGCATCTTGTGTCTTTTTCTTTGAATGACCTATATATTCACCTATTAAATCACCAGATTTATAAATTTTTAATTTAACATCTTTATTAGGATCACTATTAGAAACTAAACCTAATTTATTATAAATATTACCAATAATTGATCCAACAAGAGTTTTACCAACACCCGGAGGTCCATAAATAGCAGTATTCATCATACTATGTTTACTGTCAAGACCGAGAATGAAATATATAATTTGATTAATAATATTTTTCTTAATAGATTCCATACCAATAGTTTCGTGTAATTGTTCCAAACAAGGAACAATCAGATGTAATTTTTCAAAATCAAATGCATATTTATTTTTAATATCTATTGTATATGTTTTACCGAGATTAATTAAATCATATAATGTTTTATTTACATCTATTTCGTCATATTCAATTGAACTATCAATTTTAAATGTATTATCAACAATTGGTTCTTTATTGTAGATCGGTTTTTTTGGTTTTAAAATTGATGAAAATAATGTGTTTATCATTGAATCTAAATCACCATTACTATTACAGCAAGATCCATCATCACCAGTTGTTGATTGTTCAACAGAATTTGAACCATCTGATGATAAAAATCTTGTAAATAATATTGTTGGCACTATATCATCTTTCGATTTATTCTCTTTTTCAACCTTACTACTTTTATTCTTGTTTAGTCTTATATTATTAATGTCCGATATTTTAGATGTAGTATCATCATTAATAATAATATTATTAGGATTTTTTAAAGTATTTGTAATTGGTTTATCAGGAGTTTTAAAAACAAATTCATTTGCTTTAGTGAATTCATTTTTTGGTAAAAAATTACCAAGTAAGGAATCAATATTTTTAGATTTTTCATCAAGATCATCATTATTATTAGATTCAAATAATTTATTATTAGATTGGCGATTACCATTATGCGTGTTATAATTATTTCTATTACCCATATTATGTTTTCTATTTCGTTTTGTATAATGTCTTGGTATATTATATGGTGCATAATATGGTGTATAATATGGTGTATAATATGGTGTATAATATGGTGTATAATAATGTGATCCATATTGTTGTCCATATTGTTGTCCATATTGTTGTCCATAGTGTGGTCCATATTGTGGTCCATATTGTTGTCCATAGTGTGGTCCATATTGTGGTCCATATTGTGGTCCATAATTTGGATAGTTATAGTTAAAATTTACAGTCCCTTTTGTATATTGTTCAGTTGTGGTGTTACTATTAGGATTGCTCATATATGATATATTGTGTATATAATATATATGAAATGTATATTTAAATATATAAATTCAATTTTTTTTAATATATATATATATTGCGTTGTAATAGTAAAATTATATAAATATTATAATAGTATAATATAAATATGTCGAGAAGTAAATCAATAGGTCAATATATATTAACAAATAACAATGGTTTAATACTAAACATAAATGAAGATATTGAAGATAGTTTAAATTATATGACTGTGATAATAAACAACAATATGAGTTTAATAAATGAGTATAATGGGGATATAAATAAATTCAAAAAAAATTTAGTTAATTGGAGACTATCATATTTCAATAATAATTTAGATCAAGGATATTATTATTTAGACAATAATAATTTGTTATGTAGGTCAAATAATAGTTTGAAAAACGTATCATATATGATATCATTAGATAATAATGATTCAAAAACGAATATTGCGAAAACGATAAATCAGATATTTATATTTCCGGAAGATGTAAATGTGAATGTAGATAATAAAATGAGTATAAATGAATCAGAAAATATAGAATGTAAATTAAATTTCAATATAAATGAGATGTCATTATTAAAAAACCAGAGTACAGAGAGTTTGATAAATAGTGTATTAAATAATGAGATATTGGTATCAGATGATAAAATTACAAAAGTAAAACAATTAAGAGATGATATATTAAAATTAGAGAAAATGAAAATGGAAGAGGAAAAACGACAGAAAATAAAAGAATTGAAAGAGAAGAACAAATTCAAAAAAATAGAATTGAAACGTAAACAGATAGAAGAGAGAGAATCAAATTACAAAAAAAAATATTTAATAGATCGTAAATTATATTATGTATTTAAAAACGAAATAAAAGAAGGTACGAGAAATCCAAACAATATTCCATTATTATTTCTCAAACAATGGTTTATATTTAGTGAGATGGAAACTCAAAATATGTTAAATATGGATTTAACAGAACAATATATAGCAGAAAATTCTAATAGTGCTAATAATCTGTTCCAGAAAGAAATTGCAATCTATAAGACATTTGATAAAGAATGTTTGGAAAAAGATTTTGGTGACAGTTATTCATCTTTATTTAAAAGTATGGACATGAATGCAGTATTATATGCGAATAATAGTATTGGTGATAGTGATGATAGTGATGATAGCGATAATAGTGATGATAGTGATAATAGTGATGATAGTGATAGTGATAGTGAGAGTGATAGAGATTAATATTTATATTAATCATAATAGTTTAATAAAAAATAAAAATAATAATGTTATTTTTATTTTTATAACAATAATTTTTCATATTATAAATTAAAAATCTTCACATGGTTTATTATTAGATGATCTACCATAAGTTACTTTGTTAGAAAATGATGAATGTGATGTTTTTCTATTATTAAAACGTGTTTTATCTCCATAATTATTCTTATAGTTGTCTCTATCTCTATTGCCATCACTATTATTTGCATATTTAAAAAGAGTATGATATGAATGATATTTTCTGATATTATAATTTGGTTCGGATTTACGTAGTCTATTAATTGTATCTAATTCTCGGAACATTATCATAAAAACAAAATTTAGAGTAGTTAAACAGCGTTTTAATTCATTACCATTAAAATCTTTGTCTGTATTATTATTATTAGTGTTATCGAATGTAGAATCTTCGTCATAAAAAGATTTATTATTAAAGTTATTGAGTGCAATAATTAATTTAGATGTTTTAGGAAGATCTTCATTATTTTTAAATTGAAAAGTAAAAAATTGTAAAATAGAATTACAATCATTATATAGATTATCATATGGGAAGTGTTGAAATTTACAATGATTACCAATATTATTATCAGGATATTGATAAACACAATTACTTTTATTAGGACATAATTTATAACTACTTCTAGTTAATCCAGTATATTGTTTATTATTACTAATTGGAATGTTTAGTTCTGTAATAAAATACTCGATAGTTTTACAGGTCCATTTAATTGCTTCCAAAAAATTATTATATTCTTTATTTACATTATTTGAATTTTGAATACACCATCCAATAACTTTAATAATATTTTCAATAATCGTCAAATCGTCAATCTTATTAATACTAAAATTATTTAATTTGATAATGTCTAACATTTTAGTTGTTGAGATTACCTCATTTAAATTAAACGAATTTTCACTATTGTTTTGGGTTTGTAATTGTACTTGTCCTCCTGGAGATGTTAAATTATTACCATTAGGAGTTGAAGAACTGGAATAAACACTATTATTATCTTGGAAATATAATAATTTATTATTACAATCTAATTGATAATTTTCGGAATTCCAATCGTCATTAAAAATTTTCCATGATTTAGGTGCCTGCATTTATATAATATATATATATATTGCAGTTTGTTTTAATGTTAATTAAAATATAATAAAAAAAAGTGTATAATATATATATATATTATATATAAGGATTATTATATATATAATACAATGTCACAAAAACAATTAACTGAAGACAATTATAAACGTCCCAAACAAACATATACAGATAAATTAGATGAAGATGATATAGCAAATAAATTAATAGATTATATAAAAGTAGATAATATAACAGATGTGAATATAAATACTCATTTGAGATATTTTTCATTAGAGTCGGATAAAAAGAATGGAACAATAACACGAAAATTTAGGATGGGTGGATTTTTATCAAATAAAAATAATGCTGACAAATATGTAATACTATCAAATGGTCGAAAAACTTGGTCAGTTCAAGTTGCAAATACTGTTTTTTATCGTAAAATGACAACAGAAGAAATTAAAGAGGAATATGAAGAAGAATTAAAAGAATTAAAAAAGATGAGCAAGAAACTTCTTAAACAGAATGACAAATTAAAAAAATTCATAACAAAATTGGGTTATAATTATAAAGAAATATTAAATAATTAATTATAAAATATATATAAATAAATTTGTTTAGTATTAATATTAATATATATATATATATGTCACTGACAGAATGCAGATTATTTAGAAAACAACAAAGCCCAATTAGTACAAAAATACAAAAAAATAACACCATAAATATATCTTCATATGATATCAAAGATTTGTTTAATCCAATATGTAAAACTAAAGAAAATAATGATAATGTGTTACCCCCTCCTCAAAAAAACGAAAGAACGTCCAATAATTTAGAAAATAATATTGCAGATATTAATATTGATGCTGATTTATTATTAAATAATCTTAATAATTTATTAAAAGAATAAATTAACTATATTTATTATATTTATAATATTTATTATATTCATTATATTTATTATATATAATGAATAAAAATGATATTGAAAAAAATAATGATCTAAATATGTCGGGTGCTTCAATGAAATTTGGTCTAATACCGAGTAGAATAAACAAAATAATAGACCCTTTAAGAAAAGATGATAGTATTTGTAATTGTGTCACCAAATCAGAATTATGTCTAACAAATAAGTGCAGCACATCATTAAGAGAAATCCGAATGATTCCGATAATAAGTAAAAATTTAGATGGTCCTTCTCCTAAAGGAAACATAGTCAGCAATGATCAAACAACACAAACAGTTGATGATTTATTAAAAAATCTGGACAATATTATAAATAATTAATATAATAAACAAACAATAAGTACATTATTAATAATAAATATAATTACTATTAATAATATTTTATGAATAATACATTTAATAATATATCAATAAACAGTGATAATATAGAAATGTCCACACAAAAAAAAAATTTAACAGAACCATTATTGAATGATATTGAAAATCCAGTTATAAATGCATCTCAAGAAGATGAAAAAATAAAAGAGATAGATGAGTTAAGTGATATAATAATATTAATGAACAAAAAACATAATGAAATAAAAAAAGAAGAAAAAATAATAAACCTCATAAATCAATCATTGAATATATTACCAAATACAAAAGATTCTGATACTAAAAAAGAGGAAGCGCGAAAAATATTTAATGAAAAATTAAAAACATCATTAGAATCACTATCAATAAAAAACAAAGAATTATCAGAATTATTAAATAAAAAAAATGCGGTAAATAAATATGGAATAATACATACATCAGAAATTGAGAACATTGTAAAAGAATATAATGAAAAAGAAAGATTATTAAATAATAATAGTAATAATGAAGGCTTGCAATCAACAAAGTTCAATACATATAGCAAGGTAAAAAAGACGACATATATGGAAGTATATAAAATATTGGAAGAATTATTTCATAAGCAGAGTAATAATTCATTAATTTTAGATATTATAATAATATATATAAAATGTCAAAAGATGTTATATATAGAAGCAAAAACATATTGTGAAGGAAAATTATATAAACTAATGCTTCCAGCAATTTTTATATCGGCATTAACAACAATATTAAGTTTATTGTTAAAAGATTATTATTGGGGGTCAATAATTGTATCCTGTATAAGTGGTGTAAATTCATTTATATTAGCATTAATATCATATCTAAAACTGGATGGGAAAGCAGAAGCACACAAAATATCGGCACATAAATTTGATAAATTACAATCATTTTGTGAATTTAAATCAGGACAATTACTATTATCAGATAAGCCTTCACAAAATGATGACACAAAAAAAGATGAAATACAACAAAAACCAAAACAAACATTAGATGAAATCATCGAAGAAATTGGAGAAAAAGTTAAAGAAATTAAAGAAACAAACAATTTTATTTTACCTGAAATTATTAGATTTAAATTTAAAGATATCTATTCAAGCAATATATTTGGAGACGTTAAAGAACTACAAAATAAAGAATATGTAAAAATTAATGAATTAAAAAATATGATAAACAAAATAAAAATAGGATATGCTCAGTTAGAACAATTATATGATGAAAATAATAGTAATAATTTTGATGAAGAAGAAAAATTAAGAAAAACAATTACAGAACTAGAAATTGAAAAACAAGCCAAAATGACAGAAATTATATTATATAAAAATAATTATATCAATCTATATAGTATTTATAAAAAAGAAATAAATAAATATATTAATGAAAGTATGAGTCAACGTATCGTTTGTTGCACTATGTTACGAACCTAAAATTTTAAATCATAATTATTTTTTTTGATGAATCTATATGATTTCCATAATATACATATCTTTCTTGATCACATTTATTCATATCATCAATACCATGATGTATAATAATATTGAACAAATGTATAATATCATCATATAATTTATAATTATATTTATTTAATTTAGAATATTTGTCATATTTATTCAATTTACTATCATATCTGTCATATTTATCATTTTTATAATCTATGTTAATAATATTAGATACATCTCGAGTATTATTTATATTAATAATATTGAATTCATCATATTTATCATCTATATTAATATTATTTTTACAATTATCACAAATATTTTGTTTAAATTTATTTTTAATTTGATAACGTGATCTTTGTATAGAATACACAATCTTGATCTGATCATTTAATGGAATACATGGAATTGTAATCCTATTTTTAAATTCAGTTTTGTCATATGACATATAGTCTAACAAGATTTTATGAGATTTCAAAAAATAGTAAATATATTTTAAATTAAACGTATTTTTCATATCTTCTTTCATCTTACAATTTTTAAGTAAATTATAAAAATCAGACTGTAAAAAATTGGAATAATTATTTGTTGTTTTATTATATAATTCAATAAGATTTCCATCAATGTCGTCAAATATTTGACCCAATTTATATAAAGTGTGTTTGCTACTGAAACTAAAACTCATATATATATATATCATCAAATAATACAATTGCTATTCTAACAATAATATTATCAATTTTTTTATATATGATATATATTAATGAATAGTGATATAATTATAAAAAGCTTATCAAATGATCAGGTAACGAATGATTTAATAAATGATAATACCCCATATGATTATACAAAATATATGTGTATTTTTGAGAATGCAGGATATGAGATCCCTCCAGAATATTTTGGTATAACATATTCTATGTCAACAGATTTTAAAGAGAGAAAAAAAATCTGTGAAAATACTACAAGAGATGCTGGAGCCGAGCCTGGATTATATATAAGAAGAGATGATTGGATTGATCCTAGAGGAGAAATAGTATGTGGATTATATGATGTAACAAGTGGAGAAAGATTATTAACAGATAAAGGAGATAAGAGGCAATTATCATCAAAAAAGTTATGTGATATGTATAATAGTCCGAGACCAGATCCATTAAATAAAGGGATGATGATTAGTAAAATAACAGCATCAGATATAATAAATCCAGTAACGGATTATAATAAAGTGGATAAATCAGATGATAAAAAATCGATAGAAGTCCGAGATAATATAATGCTTGTAGCGATATTATTAGCAATAATATTATATTTATTTTATGTGTTAGGTTTTCAGGTTAAGCGTCCATATAATATATATGATGTAACCAAAAAATTATTTTTAAATAGAGTATTATATGTAATAATCGGATTTGGTCTATATGTATATATATTTTGTCCATTTGGAATGTGTTATACAGAGAAAAGCACACCAGCACTAATACGAAATCCAGAATATGAAAGTTATTCATTATTATGTGATAATTTAAAAAATTTTAGAGGTAAAAGAACTATTGAAACATTATCAATATGTGACAATATAATGGATGTATTAGGAAATTCCAAAAAAATGGCTATTAATCCATGCAATACTCTTATTGATAAAATTAATGATAATAGAAATATATATTTTAATATATATCAACAATTAGAAGGTTGTTCATCTTGTTTAATAGATAAACAATGTATAAACAGACCATCAAATCATATATTAGAATATATATCAGAAGGAGAAATATTGATAAAAAGATGTAAGTTGTGTAAGGAGGAATTTTGTAGAGGTGATAAATGTTATCCAGGAAAAAATAGTTTTTATACAGACAATTGTCCTAAAAACAATATAATAGAACATCAAGTTGAACCATTAGAATACAAAAAAGATAAAATTTTAATGCAATGTATCCATTGTAAAGAAAAATGTGATATGAAAAACTAATTATTGATCTTTGATTTTCTATAGGAATCTATTAAATAAATAATAGCATATATTATGATAAAATAAACAAAAACAAATAAACAAGCCTGATATAATTTATATAAATAACTCATTGATTGGGAGTATTTATTTTTCCAGATAATGACTATATTTAGTTCATTCATAATCTCATTAAATTGTTTTTTTTGTTGATGTATTATACCATAACTATCTAATAAATGGATATTTTTATTATTATTATTAATGTCAACTATGATACCATACCAATGGTTTACTAGTAAATCATTATGATATACTATAAAACCAAATATTCCTTCAACATTGTTATTTATCAGTAATTTTATCTTCTGTTTATCCTCATATTTATCCCAAAAATATAATTTATTATCCTTATTTACAGTATCTTTAACAAGAGAAAGATTATCAATAGATGCATATTTAACACCATTATTTAAATAAATATAATAGTTTCTTGATAGTTCGAGTAATTTTTTATCATTATTACTATTAGAATTATAAAAAAATAATAGATCATTAAATGAATAATCATAATTTGGTTTATCAATATATAATTTATTTAAAATAGATGTTAAATTAATAGTATTTTTGATAGCGTGATATCCACACGTACTATCCCATAAATATTGTTGAGGTAAATATGAATTCCAAATATATCCATTAAATTGTGTCATTATTATTAATAATATATAATTATTTTTATTGTATATTATTATTATCTATTTTTATAGTTAGTTGTTTATGTAATGATTTCAATCAATCTTACAAATCCTAGAACACGTGTTCTACAACAATATTTTTTAATATGATACTTATCAAGTAACAATGATTTAGCATTATTTTTTTCATCTTCTGATAATTTTGGATCATTATCAATTTTCAAAAGATCAGAGTCATATGGAATCTGAATGTCTGCAAATAAATGGCCACAAGTAAAACAAACTGGAGGTAACATAATATATAATATATATTTATTATTTAAATTAACATAATAAATAAAAATCAATTTTTTATATATACATATATTATAAATGTATGTCCAAATCAAACAAGAAACCAAACAACGAACTGAACCAGAATTCAATTCTCCAAATAAATATATGATTGGAGGGCAGTTTGATATAGCAACATTTAATGCTGATTTTTTAAAAGTTATTGATGAACAAGAAATTATTGCTGAAAATATCGAAAACAAAAAATTAAAACAAATAAACGATTACTATATCAAAAAAGAAAAATATTCATATGATGCAGTAAATAATTTGAGCGATTTAACAATATCACAATTGTTATTAGATTGGTTAAGCAATATCAGAGATATTTTTATTGAATTATTTCAATTTAATTATTCTCTCGATGATTTTTTTTATATTTTTACAAAAAAAAATAGATTGTTTTATATTGGTTTAACTTTTGTTTTCGTTAGTCTCGTATCATATTTATTTCAAAATTTTATAATAAATAAATCATCTATAAAATTGAAACCAAATGAAATAACACCTTTAACAGTATCAAATAAAACAACACCATCAACATCATCAACATCATCAACACCATCTTTAACAGTATCAAATAAAACAACACCATCAACACCATCAACACCATCTTTAACAGTATCAAATAAAACAACACCATCAACACCATCAACACCATCTTTAACAGTATCAAATAAAACAACACCATCAACTCCATTAACTGTACCAAATGAAATAACTGCAAAAACTGTGCCAGATAAAACAGGAACATTAAACCCAAAATCAACAAAATTAGTAGAACCATTAATGGAACCAAAAAGTGGAGGTGAAATATTATCAAGTCCATTAATATATGGTTTAAATATATTTGACTAAATTTAAGAAACTGAGTCATTATATTGCACCAGATTAACAGCGACAGGAATTCTATAGTTTTCAAAATTATTATTGATATTAGTGCCACATTTATCAATAACAATATGGATAATATCATTGATTGTATTATTGATATTTTGTTCAGTTTCAATATAAAAATTATAATTTTGATAATTTTGCATCGTTATAATATAAGATTTAATAATATTAATAATATTAATACGTTGATCGTGTAAAAGGTCAATATATAACAGACAATTTGATTTTAACTGTTTTATAGTAGACTGATTTTCGAGATCATAAGATTGATCATTAAAAATATTATAAGAGTCTTGTATAAATTTATTAATATTAGAGACCAATTCTTGTTTGATTTTGATGGGCATTTTAATGGAATTCAGTTCATTGACAAGTTTTAATAGCATATTAATTTTATTTTTAAATTTATAAGACACTTTATTACCATGTAGAAAAGATGTATCAATATTAAAATGATTATTAAAATATAAATAAAATAAAAAAACACAAGTTATAACAAATAAAACAGAAAATTTATAATCAACATATAATGATAATATTTTTAAAAATAATAAAATAATAAAAATATGTATTATTTTTAGATGGATCATATAATTATAAACAATATAATAATTTGATCTAATTTAATAAAATCTGGTAAATAAGTAAAGAGCCTATATTAAAAAATTGATCTTGGTTGTTTATCTCTTGATAGTATATTAAATTATTTATTATTTCAGATGTAAAACATCTGAAATAATAAATAATTTAATATACTATCAGAGTATAAACAGCCTCGATCCCTTTTTTAATATGG